TGCCCTGTGCCAAAACGGTTCCCGGATCGCGCCAATCATCATCCTGATTGACCGGCAACCGCCCACTAAGCTGAATGAACGCTGCCTCGTCCATCGGCTGGGCCAACTCATACTCGATAAGGGCTTCACGGTCTCGACTCTGACCACCGCTCGAGGACCGTTCGTTGAGCACTCTCCATTCGCAGCCGAGCTTGTGGGGATAGGCCGTTTCCGGGCTGATCTTCTTGTAACCCCCTCCCTCGTCAACGATAGCATCCGGCCAAGACACTTCAATGGGCGACTGCCCTCCCGCGCGCTTGAGCGTGAACCCATCCTCGTCGGCATCCACATCGGTAAAAGCCGCCGGATTGTTGACCTGGTGGCCCAAGACGAGCCAGTAGCTCTTCCAGTTGGAGCCGGAGCCTGGCTCGGTGACGGCGTCCGTGTTGGCCGCGGCCGCGAGGAGATTGAGGTAGTTGGTCTCGTCGTTATAGACCACCTTGCCGGGATGATAGGCTTGCGTGGCATCCCAATCATCGCCGTAGCTGAGATAGAGGCCCGAAGTAAGAGTGCTGAGAACCTGTGCGGCCGTCTGGTAGCCCAGCGCCTCCACCTGCTGTTGCGTGATGAAGTTGGCTATCTCGCTGGAGTAGGCGACCGAGTCCTTTATATCGATAAGAACTGAGCGCAGATCCGCCGCTCTTATACGGGGATCGCCCTCGGTATCAACCAGCTCAATAATCTGCTGCAGGAGTTGCGCGGGGGTGCGGACAGCCATTAGCCAAAGTCCCGTGGGTCGAAGTCGCGGGGATCGAAGTCAACCATATTGTCCTCTGGCATGTCGGGCATGTCGGGCACGTCGGGCACGTCGAACGTTTCCCGCTCGCCAGAGAAAAGCCATTGCCAGAACCAGCCCATTACCAGCCTGCCATGATCTCCGTAGCGTCGGAGTCGGAAAAGACCTTTTGAATGAAAATCGGCACGGGATGATCTGAGCCGGGGTGAGCGCCCATCACAGTCTTGTTGGCCGCCCACTCCTCGCGGTGCTCATTGCCCAGCGCGTCGAGGTAGTGCAGGACTTTGTTGCCCGAGGTGGTCTTGACCGCCACGGTGAAGAAGGGTAGATCCGAATACGGCGAAACGAAATCTTCGGAAGATATATCAACCTTCCTTTTGCCATACATCGGGCCTTGCTTGTACTCGAGTATGTTCGTCGTCTCGCTCATCCTCGATAGGTCCTTCCTCCCATGTTGCCGATAAAGGATTCGTCGTCGTTGTCATCGTCATTCGGCAACAGGTCAATATCACCGCTGGCGACCGCTTTCAGGTCCTCTCGCCAGCGGGTGAACACAACAACGGATTCTTGTCGCTCGCGCTGAGATAGAAACACTTGATCTGCCGCATAACTCGCTGAGATGGGCCCCAAGATTTCGCGGGCGTCTTCTTCTTCAGTGATCTGCCTAAGCGTGTACCTTTTATGCAGCGTCCCCTCAATCCGGCTTTTGGCATCCCGGAGAAATTGAGCGATAGCGGCCACATCTTGAATCGCACCGGAACCGGGGATTTCCTGCTGGATGAGTCGCTGGACGGCTTGGACGTTGGTGAACGCAACGATTTTTCTGTAATCCTCTTCATCCTCTTTATCCCATAGCACTGTGCCGTCATCCCAAGCTGTACGTTGCCTGCGCCAGTAGGCCGCCCCGGAATCCGTGCCCGGCTCGGTGTCAAGCCCTTCCATCCAGTAGTCTGCCCAATCGTCGCCGGTGCCCGGCTCGGTATTGGCATTGGCATCGGGCGAATCTTCAGGGGGTGCCTTGATCTCTTGGATGTTGACGTAATACTTCCCACCGTTAGAAACCCTATCATCCTCCTTGTAGGTGTTTTTACCTACCCATTGAGGAGGTTCCTTAATCTCTTGGATGTTGACCCAATTCTCACCGCCATGTGAAACCACCTCATCCAGCGAGTAGCTCGAAGAACCATCCCACTTCGTATCACTCAGCGGCGGTACACGAGATCGAGCCACGACGAGATAACTCGGCTTAGTTACGGGACAGCGGCCTAGACGACCTTATCAAGCATCACACAGGCGTTGTAGTCCAACGCTTTGAGCTTGTAGGGATTCTGCACACAGTACAGCATCCCAGGCGGGTTGCCAGTCGGCCATTCCGTCACGCGCTCCATCTCCCAACCGCTCAGCTTAAAGCAGCCGGTAAAACCGGATTTTGGCTCCATCGACGAGCGGCCCGCCTCGTCTTTGTAAAAGAGCCAAACCGCGTCACTGGGCCAAATGTCTTCGAGCAGGCGCGGTTGCCCCCTCTCGGCGCTGTTGTACAGTGCCTCGGGCCGGTACATCATGCCCACATCAAGATCAAAGCGCACCGCGACCATCTGCGGCGTCAGCGTGCCAGAAATAACGTTCTGGAAGCTGGCCAGCATCGCTTTGTTGGTGCGCAGCGCGGTGAAGGCGTCCCGGCCAAAGATGGCCGTGTTCGGATAGCGTCCGATCTTGCGCGAAATCAGGTTGGCCGCGTAGTGGATGATCTTGCGCGGATCCGTGGCCTCCGCCGACCAGCTACCGGGAGTTCCACCAAAACCGGGGTGATTTTTCGTCACGTCGATGTAGTGGTTGGTCGGGTAGTTGTCCCCGATATCGCCCGAGCCGCCCGGCTTGCCCTCAAAGATGTTCTTGCCGGCCAATTCGCGCTGAGTCATCAAGCGGCTCATCCCCAAGTTCAGCTTCTCGCGGGCCAGGTCGATATGAGGCCGTGCCGTACCATCTTGCTCAAGATTATCGACGGTCGTGAACAAGCCAAAATTCTGAATTTCAAAGGCTTGCTTGTCGATCTGCCACTCAATGCCCTGATAGGGTTGCCCCAGCGCAAACGGTCCAATGTTTTCAACATCAAACTCAATGCCGCCGCGGTCCCAGAACATGCCTTCCAGATTTTGAGCAATAATATCGGGAAACACGTCATCAACGATATGCCCGCCAAAATGCAACCCGCGCACATAGTCGGTCAGGAAGTTGTTTACACTGACATTATTCGGAGGTGCCATAAAAATCTCCTCTTCAGTTAGGTTAGGGAATTAGCCTAAGTGGTTGTAAAACGTGGACGTACCTGGCACTCCTTAATGTCGCCGTCCTTCCAGGGGCCTCGGACAATACCGATTACACGCCGCCCTGCACCACTAGGTAGCTTCACGGCTTCTCCATTCGCACCGACAACAATCTCGATATTCCCAGTGCCGTTTTCGTCCGCCCCCATCTTGACCTCGATGATTTGCGAAGGTGGCCCGGCAATATGCCCATAGACCAATTTGCCGGCTTGCTGTCCGCGCGCCGGAGGTTGGTGAGGCGGATCCTGCTTGGGGTTGTTGGCATCGGTCGGAGACGGATAGACAGGAATGATCCCCAACGGCTGGCCGTTGGCCTCACATATCTCGACTTGGCCTGCCACGTCAGCATCTTCTTGGAAAAAAATACCTTCCCCAATAGCCTCACGGGCGATCCACGAACCTGCTAGAACTACGCCATCGTGTGCCATTCTAATTGACCTCCTCCGCCGTCAGCGGGCTATCGTCATTGTCGAAGTCAAACGACTGGAAGGCTTCCGCCGCCTCTTTGCCCAGCTCCTCCATCAACTTGTTTTGGGCATCCACAATTTCTACTCCAGCCGAGACCAGTGCCTCATAGCGATACTTGAACTGGTAGGCCAGCCGCTTGGTGTTGGTCTCTTCCTCGGGCAGCTCCTCGGTTCCCTCGGCTGCGTTGCCGGTGCCCTTGGACGTCCGGGCCGTCGCGCCGCCCTTGTCGCCGTCGGGCAGCTTCTCGTACAACGGCTTGTGGAGCTTGAACTGCGCCTCCGGATCGGGGGCGAGCAGGATTTGAGACTGCAAGCTGGCGGCCTCGACCGGCGTCATGGCGCCGCGCTCGACCTGGGCGTCGAAGAAGTCGGCCATGCGCTGGGCCGCGGCCTGCTGCGAGGCGTCCTTCTTCTCCTTTTCCAGCGTCTCGATCTGGCCGTCTTTGGCCGTGATCTGCTGCTTGAGGTGGCCGACGTACTGCTGATAGTGGACGATGGTCAGCTCAGTGCCGGCAGGAATACCCAGCGCTTGCCGGATTTCGTTATCGTACATGGAGCTTACTCCTTGCGTAGTGGGAGGTGGAGGCGCGGGCGGCTCAGGCTGCCGGGCCTGTGGTTTTTGCTGTTGCTGCTGGCCTTCGTCGGTCTCTTCGCCTTCCTCGGTCGAGGTCGCGCCTAACGCCGCGGCGAAGGAGTAGGCCGGTCTCTCGTGGGCGAAGCCCCCGTGGGCCGTGTGGTTGAAACCTTGCGGGAGCGACTTGGGTTGGATTGCTGCGACGGAGACCCCGGACGACTGAACCTCTGTTGCGAGGCCCGATTCGACGGCTGATTCGGCATTGAACCACGTTTCCTTTCTCAAGAGCTCCTGGGTATCTTCGCGGGATTTTTTCATCCGCTCCATGAAGATAGAAACCTGGCTCTTGTTGATCTCGCGGAGCGACTGCTTGCGGGATTCAAGGTCATTTATGGCAATCTGCAGGTCGTCTTCGTTGCCATATCCCCAAGCGTCGTATCCTACCGAGGCGCGGTGTATCATCATCTGCCCCATATCGGCCATAACCACCTTGGGGCACGCCACGGTGATGACGGCGGCCGCCGAGGCGGAAAGACCCAACACGCGGGCCTCAAACGTGCGGCCCTTGGCGATCTCCTGCATGATGAAGTCACGGATAGCCGAGCCGGCCCACACGTCGCCTCCAGGGCTGTTGATGAGCAGCTTGACGTTCTGCGCGGTCGTCTTAGCCAATATCTCCTGCATATCGACGTCGGACGTGTAGTAGTCTGTTTCAAACCACCATTGCCAAAACTCGGCTGTGTCCTCCGAGACGATCGGGCCGAAGATATTTATTTCGTCGTCTTTTTGGGAATCCACCATGAGCTGCGGGATGTTATAGCGTTCCCAACTGGCCAGGTGGTGCGAGTTCCGCGACGACGATCTTTTTCTGAATTTGGCCATAGACGAGGCTGGGAAGAAGGGATCTCCCCCCCGAATGAGCTACGGGTTTAACTTTTCCTCGTCCTTGAATCCAACTATAAAGACTTTATCGGCAAATCGCAACTACTAGACGCTGGAGGGGCAAACAGAAGTTTCGTATATTTAGGGTGTCGGGAGTCATGACCCGACCCTCCATGAGGTTTGAGTGAGAGAGCGCAATTCGTTGAAGTCGGTTGCGCTCTCCCAAATTTCTGGGGGCCACTCAAACAGATGGAGACCCACCGTGCTCGATATTCACCCGCTCGCCCAGCTTTTCCCCCCGATGTCGCAAGAAGAGTTCCTCAACCTCAAAGAGGATATTCTTGCAAACGGCCTCAACCATCCCATCACCCTGCTTGAAAGCAAAATACTCGACGGGGTACACCGCGCTAAAGCCTGTGCAGAGCTGGGCTTAGAGGTCCCATCCGTCGAGTACCGCGGCGATAATCCCACCGCTTACGTCCTATCGCAGAACTTGCACCGGCGGCATCTGAACACCTCGCAAAGGGCCATGATTGCATCTGAGTTGGCGACGATGGAGAAAGGACGGCCTGAAGAAAATGCAGGAATTCCTGCATTTTCTCAGCAGGAGGCTGCCGCACAACTTGGCGTCAGCCGCGATAGTGTGCAGCAAGCCCGTCAGGTCCAACGCGAGGCCGCCCCCGAGGTAGTCGAGCAAGTCAAGGCGGGCGAGATGACGGTACACGCGGCGCAGCAGACGATTGAGAAAAAGCCGCACGTAGCACACAATCGAGGTGTATCCGAACACTTCACGCCCCCCGAGTACATCAAGGCCGCCCGGAAGATGATGGGAACCATTGACCTTGATCCGGCCTCTTGCCTTGTCGCCAATCAGCACTTAGTGAAAGCCTCCCAGTTCTACGACCAAGAAACCGACGGCCTTACTCAGGATTGGCACGGCAACGTTTGGCTCAATCCGCCGTACTCCTTCCCATTGGTGGAGGCCTTTTTGCAAAAGCTAGTCGTGGAATTTAAGGCCCACCGCGTCCAGCAAGCGATAGTCTTGGTCAACAACGCAACGGACACAAATTGGTTTCAAGACGTGCTTTCCGAATCCTTGGTGCTATGCCTTCCACACGGGCGTATCCGGTTTTGGGTTGAAGCCTCTGAAGGGGTTCAGCCGGGGCCTTCTACTCCCTTGCAAGGGCAAGCTATTTTGTACCTTGGCCCCCATATCAAAGCCTTCAAGGGCCACTTCAATCAATTCGGGTGCTGTCTGATGAGGATGGTCTAAGATGCCGAAACTGCGCTGGTGCTGCCAAAGTCAGGGATGCTATATCAGCAAGGGGCACGTCGCTTTGGAGATTTGGGATGATTGCTTCCCCGGCAAAATAGGGATGTCAGACATAGACGGGATTGTAGAGCGCAATGGCTACATCCTGATTTTGGAGTGGAAGAAGCCCCAACAGGATATACCCAAAGGGCAGCGGTTGCTATTTGAAGCCTTCACGCACAACAGCCCCAAACACACGGTACTAGTCGGTCGCGGCGACTATGAGACGCTTTTCGTTGTCGATTACTGCTGGTTTTATGCGGGCGAACAATTGCCTTGGAAACCTTGCCCGTTGGGCGAAATCACACCCATCTTGCAGCAATGGGTCAACAAGATTGAGTCCCTCAAATAACGGGGAATTGCTCGATATGCTCCTTATAGTCCGCATCCGAAATCGCCGCGCCAAATTGCTCCTGAGCTATCCAAACCATACGGGAGCCAATTATCACCGCTTCTGCGAAATCTGGACTCTCTCCATTCTGCTTGATGTAGTCCTTTTTCGGTTGCAGCTTCACCTTGCCGTCGGGCGTGACGAAATGATCTCTTTCGGTCAACTCCAATTGGAGCTGATCCGAGTAGGGCGCGTCCTCTTCGGGCAAATCAATCCGTAGGCGCTGGTCGCCTTTCTTCTCCGCGTTGATCGAGCGCGTCGAGCGCCTGAGCCAGTTACGCATCCGCGCCCAGCACTCCGTCTCCAGATCGTCGTATTCCTCGTCCTGCTTGGTGTGCCGTTCCACCTCGGGCGCAGAAAACGACTTGAACCCCCGCGTAAAACGCTTCTTCACCCCCCGCTCAATCAGCATCTCCAAAATCCCCGAGCCCTCCCCGTTGGTATCACAACTCCAGTACAGATGCTTATTGCGCGGCCTGGTCGCGGCGGAGGTCATCGCGTCGGCAATATCCGAATGGTCAGACATAGCCATCACCTGCTTTATCAGGACCCGGTGGCCCGTCCGGCCCCATTGCCACGAGCCGACAACGGTCTGATTGTCCCCCATCCCCGCGATATCCGCAAAAATCACCTCGAAGGCTATGTCGAACAGATCCTCGGCGATCTCGTTTTCCGCGTAGGTGTAGTCCACCGAGTGCTGCACGTGGTAAATCGACAGCATCGAGTTGGAGTCATAAGGCGGCGGCAGCCCGCGCACGGCAACGTGCACCTTCTGGCTGTTCCAGCCGTAATGCTTGATGGTCTTGTCGATCCACTTGGCATTGACCGCGTGCTGGTAAATATCTTTGCCCCCCCGTTTCTCGATCCATTCACGATGCACGTAGTTGGGATGGGAGAAAGCATCGCGCTGGATCAGGTGGGTCGTCGGATCGGTCGGGTGGCGCCGGGCTTGCTCGTAGTCTTTGAAGAAGCGGCCGGAGCGCCGGGTCATATTGCCGATCTGGAGCATGCGGCACTGTTGGCCCGACATCATCCCTTCGAGTGCGTTGTAGATATGCACCGGCACACCACTGGCCTCCTCCAAGATGATGAGAATATCCCCGTGGTGGCCCTGGAACGCTTCTTCCGTTTGCGCGCTGGTGAAGTTGACGTAGGCCCGATCCTTGTTGTCCGGGTGCGGCTCGAGTCGGTAGATATTGGCCTTGCCGGGCAATCCCATCTGCTGATGCTTGCGGCGCAGCTCGGCCGAGACCGTATCGCGCACCTGCTGGAGTCGCGGGCCTGTGACCAGCGTAATGGACGGATACTTGAAATACGTCTGGAAGATGATACAGCGAGCCGAGATATACGATTTGCCCATGTTATTGCCAGTCACGCAAATCGTATAGATCAGATCCGGCTTGCCCGTGTAGTAGATGTCCTTCCCGTTTTTGTCCTTCTCGCCGGCCGTCCAGCGCAGCGTCTCGGGCCAAAACAGGCTCGTCAGAATCTCCTTTTGCATGTCCCACGGCTCGGTCGCCGTCTCATGCTCGCCGGCTAGCACCTGATCGACGGAGATGTCTTCACCCAACCACGTGCAGTACGCGTCCACCGAGCGCCGGGGCGACGGATCCATGCCATAGAACCCGTTTGCCATCCCCTTGTTGACCCCATCCATCATCGAGAGCACGTCAGACTTGGCCTCGTCGAACGCTTCCAACTCGCGCTGCAGCTTGACCAGCTCCAACCGGGATTTCTCGGTTTCTATGTGCCGCTTCTTATTGATTTTGAGCTGGCCGATCATCACGCCGATGTTTTGCAACAGACCGATGTTCTTGGGATGGGCCTCTGCTCTCAGTTGCATCCGCAGGATGTTTTGCTCGGCCAGATTGATGTAGAAGTCCATCCCGTCGTCGTCGTCGTCGGGATCGCGCACGCTGCGCTCAAGCATCTTCATCGCATCCCGGCCTAGGCCGAGCTTCTTGGTCATCTCCTCGACGTTGGCCGCGTCCAGATCAATCAGCCGCTCGCCCTGCTCGTCCAGCGGAGAGGCATCGGGAAATTTGCTTTTGGGATGAGAAGCGCAACGGTCGCCTTCGTTTTCTACGTACCGTTGACAAATCAGCCCCTTGCCCCTATCTCGCGTCTTTCTTGCTCCACAAATAGGCATAATTACGTTGCCTCCCCTTTGTTTAATGCTTATAAGTTGAGAAATGTTTCAGTCTCAAAAATACCTCGGTATCGGCGTCCAACGCAAAGGCCAGCGCCTACCCGATATTAATATCGGATGGTTCATTTACCAAAAAACGACGGCGGGCCTCATGCTCGAATTCGACGCCGACGACTTTTCTTCCACCGGCCCAGGCATCGACCACCTCTACGAGCTGATACGGGACGCCGACGCCTTTTGGTGCTTCTACTCCGGTCGCGGCCGCGGCTACTATATCCAGACGGAGTACCAGCGCGAATACGGCTTGCCGCGCGAGGAAAAAGGGCAGCTCCAGCTCTACGACGAGGAAGCGCCCTCGGACAACGATACGACCTATACGCGGCTGGCGTGGGACGTGCAATCCTTGCGAACAGTCGAGCTGGAATGGCCCCGCAAAGAGTTGGTCATGGAAAGCCATTTCCGCGAGCAGCTCCGCGAATCCGAGATCAACGACGAGCCCGGGCGCGGGCCTATAAAGCGGCTGTTGCAAGAGACGCAACAGGAAATGGAAATCGAGATCGTGCCGGCGGCCGCGATGGCCTTTCAGGCACTACGCAAGGCGTTTTTCAGGTGGGACGGTGAGGAAAAAAGCGACGTGGGGGATCCGCAGTACGTGTATTCAACCAACCGCGCCGAGTTCATCGACTACGAGGCGCGCCGGCACTAGCGGAAGCAGAATATCATCCCTCTAGGTCGCATCCTAGGAAGTTACGGCGGCGCAGTTGGGCCGCTTCCATGACAGAGAACGAACCAGCCGCAGGGTCAATCACGTAATCGCCTTCATCCGATACCGCGCAAATCAATTCCCCTTGTAGGTCGAGGGGCTTGTTGTGCGGATGGTCCACCTTCTCCGCTTTCTCGCGCCATGTATCGGGGATGTTGTGAATTTTCCACACGCCCTTAGCCTTGCGCGGCTGCTTTTGTAGAACGACGCAGTACTCTGTAATGCGGCGCGAGCGGTAGCCCATACCGAGCTTTTTCTTGTCCCAGTTGATAAGGTCCACCACGTCCAGCGCGGTTGCATCAAACCACGTCTTGAAACCCTCACAAAGGTGAAACTCTGTCATTTGCTGCAAGGCACAACGCCTTTGGCCGCGCTGCTGGCCCTCGTTGCCGTATGAGAGCTTGTCGAGAACGCCCCGGTACTGGGGATCTAGAAACGCCACTGGTATGCTCTCTTTGGGCAATAGCTCAAGAAACTTGAGACCGTCCATTTGCAAGCGCGTGTTGGGCTTTAGGGTCTCCGGTAATTGAATGTCGGGGGCTTGGACGGTCCGGCGGCCACTGAATACGGTAGCCGTTACCGTGTCCAGATCGCGGTGCGGGATACGCTGCGGGCCAAGCCCTTGTAGCATCCTCTGGACGTGGGTTTTGCCGTGGTTGGGGTGCTGGAGCATCGTCATTTTGCGTTCCCCGAGCCGCTGCCGACACCAGGCATGTTCTCCGGGGTGGCGGGCCGATCCGGCTCGAGCAAGCCATCCGTCAAAATCTTGTCCCACATCTCTTCGGGGAAGTCCGGCGCTTTGAGGATGCGCATGATGCGGGTGATCTGCTCTCGGGTCAGCGGTAGCGGCCACACCTCGCCGAAGCGCGCCAGCGCCTCAATGAAGCGCTCCATGTTGTGCAGCTCCAAATTGGCATAGGTCATTCGCGCGTAATGACCAGGCCCGAAGTTTTTCTCCACCAGCCCGGGCAAGAGCTGCTCGTTGACCGTATCGGTGGTCGTCTCGCAGCGGGCCTTGAGGCTGTTGAACAAAATATCGGCGAACGTATCCCCCAACGCTCTATTTCCGCTGGAAACGCTGCCCAAGTCCAAAAACAGCACCAGGGCGACCTTAGCCAGATTGTCGTCATAATAGCCCAACAGCGGCAAATTCTCGATCTGGCGCGGCCGCTCCGGTTCAAAAAAGCGGAATAGCCAATCGGGATTGTCCTTGGATTCCGAGCCGGTTATCAACGACGAGCGCTCATCCGCCGACAGCGCTTGGAGATATTTGTCCATCTCGTCGCGCGCTTTTTTGCTCACGCGGTCGCTATGCTGGGCCCAGGGCACAGGGATCCCGAACCGCTTGAGGTTGAGCATGGAGATAATCAGCAGCTTGTCTTTGAAGTACCAGTCCCTATACGCGGGCCGAATCAGCGATTTGCCCCAAAAGTCCGTCCCGATCCGGTTGTAGGCCGTGTACATGAGCTGGCTGGCCGGTATGTACACCAACTCTTGGGGGTGCATCTTGGTGATCTGGTACAGGCCCGTCAGGTAGTCGCCGTCATCCTCAAACTTGTTGATTGAGATTTGCGGGCGGAATCCTACGGCGCGCAGATACTCCATGCCCTCCCGGAGCTCGTAGGTGATCTCGTGCGCAGCAAAGCCAATCTCTTGGGCTGTCAGCATCTCCTTGAGGATCTGCGCCCAGCGGACTTTCGTCGTCGGCGTGTTGGAAAGACCCAAATTGTCCTCGACGAACATCTTGACCCGATCTTCGGAAGCCTCGATCGACCAGGTGCACGCTTTGATCGGCTCTTTGAGCAGTTGCAGCACGGTCGCCAGCCGCGAATCCTCGCGCGCCATCCGCTCAAAGATGATAACCCCATTGCGCTCCTGTAGTCGCGGATCGTACTCCGTGCCGTCCAGACGCTCGGAAAGAGAGGTCTCGTACGCCCCCGGATCGTAGTCTTCAAAAAAGAGTCTGCGCCAGATCCGGTTCCAACCGTAGGGGATGCGGTTTTGGAAAAAATTATACCAAGCCATAGGGCCAACATAAAAAACCCGACTGAATTATTCAACCGGGCTTTTCTCACCAAGGAAGGGTGAACACCTGTTTGCAGCATTTGCAACGGCTGCGCGGTCGCCACAAACAGCGGCCCCCAGGCAGCGGCACGTAGCTGGGCGGCACGTAGGCCAACGGATCGGCCCGGCAGCCGCGCACCGCGCACACCATGCGCGCCCCGCGACCTTTAGCCGCGGCCGAGATGCTGGCGAGCTTCTTCTTTAATCGTGTTTTCCAACTCATCCAGCACCGGATCGAGTTTGCCCAGCGTCTCAGCGATCCGCTCAAAAGCAATCGCCTTGCGCATCTCTGCTTCGGCGGCCCATACCTCTGCCGATTTATCGACAGGCTTTCGCCAATCACTCACCGTCGCCCTCGGTTCCGTCGCCGTCGCCGTCGCCGTCGCCCGGCTCCTCGTCTTTCTTGGACTTGCTGCCTTTGGGTACGGCCTCGATCTCTACCCAAAAATCGCGTCCAGGGCTGGGATCGTGCCCCTTGATGCAGATTTCCAAGCGCTCGGGGTAGCCGACGAGCTGCTGGCGGTCGGCCATGTTTCTACGAGCCAGTTTGACGATATCGTCGAACTGCTTCTGAGTCACTTCCTGTCTTGCCATGATGCCTCCTAGTAGGGGTGAACGAGCTGCGAGACGCGGACCTTGTCGATCGTACCCGATTTGGTCTGGATGCCAAGCTGCTCAGGGGATGGACATTGCGACAG